ACCAGGTGGAACAGGCTCCCCAGCATGTTGGTTGCTGAGACGCCCGTAGACATGTGAGGGTGCGCTTTCCCGCGAAAACTCATCACATGTCGAGTGCCATTCTCCTCCATGAAAGTGCCTTGGCCTTTGAACGCAGTAACGGCGCTCTCGACCATGAGCTCGGCCCATGTTCTGCCCAGCCCAGCAGTGGTGCTGAACTCGGGCAGGGACTCCCAGAGCGGCAGAAGCACACTCTGGTCCCAGGCTGCGACATCGTCCTCCATGAACGGCTGTGGAAAGATCTCACACAGCCAATCAGGCGCTTGCGTCCCACGCGCTGCCACCACATCATCCCCAGACACCACAATCGTGAGGCAGGCGGCATTCGCCAGGAGTGATCCCACTTCATCGAGGTCCAGGACGTCAGCGATGACAATGTGTACCCACAATTTGCCATGGTCGAACTGGATCTCAGAGAATCCCTCTCTGGCGGAGAAGCGCGCTTTGAGGCGACTCATAGCCCATCTGGTCAAGGGGAGGGTGCTGGCGTGGTGACCAGTATCGCAGGCCCGAATGACACGAGGCTTCGGCGCAGCCATGACCACTCCGATGGCACTGAGACTCACGCGCTCACACTTTAGAGTCTCATTCCACTTCACGTTGTGGGTCATGGTGGCATGTCTGCCATCAGTGTCCAGCTCTGCGTCTGCACGCTCCAAGCGCACACCACGCTCACCCCCCATAGCCTTTGCGCACTCGCGCAGTGTGGGAAGTTCGTCGCCCCCTGGAAGGGTCTTGTTCTCGCAGCTGATCTCGTTTCCAAACCACTCAAGCACCGTGAGGTGAGAGCCATGGTATTGGATCCGAACGTCCATCTCCTCGCGCACGAACGCGTAGAATTTGGCCTCCTCGAGCTCATTGGCCATCCGGCCTCCAGTTGGGTCCTTGAAAGTGCGACAGACGGTGGCGATGACTGCTCCGAGGGGCCCGGGCTTCGGCTGCCACAGGCACCCCGTCAGGAGCAATGGATAGGCGAATGCGTGCGACGGCTGTGCGGCGCAATCAGCGCACTGCCCAGCATGAGAGCACTTGCACGCATCCACCCTCATCATCCGATCGGCAAGCTCCAAAGTCACTGGCCTGCCGTCCACCCTGCACTCGAGTCCTCCAATTCTCCAGTCCACATACTCCGGTCGCGCCTCCTGCAGCAAAGGGGGCTCGAACGAACGCAAACGCGCGCTCTCCGGCACAGGCCCCTCGCCCGGGTCTTCAGGTAGGCCGCCAGTGGACCACTCTGCCACAAAGTTGTTCCACGGCTCAAACAGCTTGCGCTGCCTCTGTGCCCACCACAGAATGCCGGCACTTGCCAGCACGCCCCACACCCACCACGGCATTCTGCCCACCTGCTGCTGTTTCTGCGATTGCACCGCAAAATAATTGAAAACTCCATGATGGAGTGCAGCAAGGCCCCAACGCACAAGGCGGGGCAGTGGAAGTTGGTGGAGGATGGCGGCTTGGGCGTGCATGGACGCAGTGGGCAACCAGCTGCGCACAGGCAGCCCGTTGGCGGAATGGACGGCGCTTTCCATGGCTGGGATGGCTACTTGAGTCCACGGAACCATGCTCTTGATCGCCTCCTCGTACATAGGGGCAAGGAGAACCAGGTGGATCTCCTGAGCACTTGCCGTGGTCAGCCACATCAGCACACGATTGCCAAGGCCTCGGAGCG